GAGGTTTTTCGTCGAAAGATTCGGATTGTGTGGGAGATCGCAGAGGAAAAGCAAAGCGACGGAAAGCCGTTTAAGATGGGAAAGACCTACAATCTTTCGACGAACGAAAAGGCGACTTTTCGCCGCGACCTCGAAAGCTGGCGCGGCCAGAAGTTTACAGATGAGGAACTTGGCACCTGGGAGGTGCGGCGGATCTTGTCCGTCGGTTGCATGCTCAACGTGATCCATGCCGAATCGCCGAACGGTAAGACATATGCCAATGTCCAAAACATCGCAAGGCTTCCGAAAGGAATGAAAGCACCAGCGACAAGCGAACCGCATTTGTTTTTTAGTTTGTCGCCTGACGAATTTGATCCGATGGTTTTTGATGCGTTGCCCGAACGCATGAAAGAAGAAATTAAGCAATCCCCAGAGTTTCGCGAACTAGCATCGGCCGTCGATGCTAACGGCAACCCGATCAACATGATTGCGGACACACCATTCTGATGCGACCTAAGCAACCACAAGACAAACCGGCGGCGGTGATCGTCAAGCCGATGAAGCCGCCGCCGGGATTCCGATTTTTTACGATCGGGCCGGAGCAAATGGACACGATACCGCTTTGCAATTGCGGATCGTACATGACTACCGAAACGCTCGAAGGTGAATGGCTTTGCCGCTGGTGCGAACCAGAGCGAGCACGGGAACGCGGCGAACGAACGATCGGGCTACTAAAAGCACGGGCGAAGATTTTACAACAACACGGACAAACGAAAAGGGAAATCAAATGACACAGCGAAAGCTAAGCGATAACGACAGAAAGGATATTGAGCGTGCAGCAAATGCATTGTTGAAAATGTGCGACTGGAGCCTGTTCCCAGAAGGCAGAGAGTATTGGAACAAGATCTACGAGAGCCTTAGCGAACGGGCCCACCACGGCACCACCGACGGTAAGCCGTGGATCGAGCCGGAGCTAACCGACGAAGACGCGAAGCAACGGCCTTGGGTGATGTGCCGGGATGCCCACGACCAAAGGTGGCAAGGTCTTTATGTGTTGGTTTGCAAAACAAATGAAAAATGTGGATTTGCTGCCGCATTGCCAGATTTTAGCGAACTCACCCTTTGGAACTTTTGCCGCCTAGCCACCCCCGAAGAAATCGAGCCCGCCAAGCCTTTCCTAATCAACGGCGTGCCAAGCGACTGGCCGGAATGGCTGACGTGCGATTGGGTCGCGAAGGATGAAGATGGCGAAGTTTATTTTCACAACTCAGAACCGCAGATCGATCATCTAGCGATACCAATCACCGAGTGCGAGAAGGATAATTTGATTTTATGAAAACGGCCTATCGAGCATTTCGGTGCATTGTGTTGTTTGCCTGCCGCCACCCCGTTGGTGCATTTAGGATTCTCGGGTGCGTTTGGCGAAGATCGTGCAAGATTGACTTCGACAATTGGAATACTCGTTCGCCGCGAGAAGGCTTGTATTTCTACAGGTGCTATTGGCATGAGGGGCGAGTCAAATGCACCTACGGCTACCCTGCTCCGCTGTCGTATGAGTGGTTGCCTCTGTATGTCATTGGTACGCGAGAGATTTCCCAAAACGGCTGGCTGCTTGGAGATTAGGTCAGGCGAACATGGTTTTGTAACGCTGGGATGCACTACGTAGATACGTCTTTAATCGCTATTGACATCCCCGGCGACTGGAAGCAATCCAAACGCGAAAACCCGAACCGTAAAAACAAAGGAAAAAGCGAATGAGCGACAGCGGAAAATCAGGCGGCGGCATTGGATTGCTAGGCGGTGTCTTTTTGGTGTTTTTGTTTCTCAAGCTAAACGGAACCTTGGCTTGGTCGTGGTGGTGGGTCGCCGCCCCTATTTGGGTGCCGATTGCGTTGATTGTTTTTCTGCTTGTCATTCTTGTCGTTATTAGGGCCATTGCGGAGGCAATTGATTGACCGACTGGACCGACGCCGAGCTGCACGAGACTTGGGAAGAGCGTGCGGCCATCATGGAGCACGACGGCGGATTGTCGCGGAGGGTCGCGGAGTACAACGCGGCACGGGTGACGCGGGAAGCCTACGGAAGGCTGACCGATGAGATCGAGAGCCAGATGCGGGAGACGAGGGGCATTGTCAACGGTTGACAATGCGTTAAGATTTTAGAAGCCGTAGCGGGCTTACAACAACACAACCACCGGCGGTGCCTTCGTGCTCATTCGAGCTGGCCCGCTACGCCGCGCCGCCGGTGGCTTTTTGGTGTTATCATGGATTACGAAGAGTTCATCCGATCGAAGGTGCGATCGGCAAGGCCGCTGGGCTTTGAGGTTGCGGTTGGCGAGCTTCCGAAAGCTCTTAAGGGCTGGCAGGCTAAATGCGTCCAATGGTCGCTACAGCGTGGCAGGGCGGCTTTGTTTGAGGATACCGGCCTAGGTAAGACGATCCAGCAACTGGCGTGGGCGGATGCGGTTTGCAAACGATCGAAGCGGCCGGTTGTGATTCATACGCCAGTTGGCATTCGAGCCCAAACAAAGCGAGAGGCCGAAAAGTTTGGCATCGAAACGCCCGTTGCGGTGGTCGATGAGCAAAGCGACATCATCGGCGGCATAAACCTGATCAATTACGAAAAGCTTCATAAGTTTGACGCTTCGATTTGGTCAGGTGTAGTGCTTGACGAATCGCAGATCCTCAAGAATTTTACCGGGAAGATCAAACAGGAGTTGATCGACTCATACCGCGAAACGCCTTACCGCTTGGCATGTACAGCGACACCGGCACCCAATGACCACAAAGAGCTAGGCAACCACGCCGATTTTCTTGGGGTCATGCCGTCGAACGAAATGCTTTCGCGTTGGTTTATTAACGACACAATGAAAGCAGGCGGCTATCGGCTAAAGAAACACGCTCAAAAGGACTTTTGGCGATGGGTAACTTCATGGGCGGTTTGTCTTTCGCGTCCGTCTGATCTAGGCGGTAGCGACGACGGATATATCTTGCCACCTCTAACCGTTGAGCGACACATTGTGAGTGTTGCATACGATGGCGTCGCTGATGGCTTTCTATTCGACGTCGAAGGAATTTCGGCAACGAACATCCACGAAGAAAAGCGGCGGACCAACACCGAGCGAGCTAAGCGAGTTGCGGAGATTGTGCGTGAGTCAGAGCGGCCGGCGATTGTTTGGTGTTACACCGATTACGAATCTTCGGAACTGATGAAGCATGTCGACGGGGCTGTTGAGGTTCGCGGGTCGATGCCGGAAAAGAAAAAGCAGGATCTACTTTTAGGCTTTGCCGAAGGGCAGTTTCCGGTGCTGGTGACTAAGCCGTCTATCGCTGGCGTCGGATTGAATTTTCAAATTTGCAATACGCAAGTGTTTGCGTCGCTTTCGTTTTCGTTTGAAGAGTATTATCAGGCCGTTCGTAGGTCTTGGAGGTTTGGCCAAACGCGACCGGTGAAGGTTCATATCATCGGCAGCGACGCGGACGCAAACATCGAAAAAAGCATTGCCCGAAAAGGTGCCGATCACGGTTTGATGCAAGCGTCGATGGCGGAAGTTGTGAGGCAGTTCGGACTTGGCAATCAAGCCGAGTTAATGAGGGTCGGTTTATCGGCGTCGGCGGTTCCGACGATTCCTAGTTTCTTAAAATCAAAGGCAGGTGTATGAAATGGGTTGCATGAACGAACAGCACGGAACGGATTGGACATTTTACAACGGCGATTGCGTTGAGCTTATGCGAGACTTGCCGGATAACTCGATCGACTTTTGCATTCATTCGCCGCCGTTTTCTTCGCTGTACATCTACAGCGATTCAGAAAACGACATGGGCAACGCAGCGAGCGATGAAGAGTTTTTCCGGCACTACGCTTTTGCAATCAAAGAGCTTTATCGGTTGACGGTTCCAGGCCGCCTCTGTGCGGTCCATTGCAAAGACCTGCCGCGATATGCGAACGTCTACGGCACGACGGGGCTTATAGACTTTCCTGGGGCTTGCATTCAGGAATTCGAGGCCGCTGGTTGGGTCTTTCATTCGCGGGTAACGATCTGGAAATGCCCAGTTACAGAGCGAGAGCGGACCAACAATAACGGACTACTTCACAAGACCGTTAGGCGTGATACGTCGCAGGTGCGGCAAGGCATGGCGGATTACCTGATCGTTTTTCGCAAGCCGCCCAGCGAAGGAAGCGGGCTAATGTCCGACAAGCCTATCGTTAGGCCGAAGGGATTCTCCAGGTACATCGGCGAAGCGGGAAGCTCAAACGATAGTCACCCGTCGCCGTTTTCACGCAAGAAAAACGCGGCCGATCCGTCGATCGATATTTGGCGAAGATACGCGGAGCCGGTTTGGTGGGACATAAACCAAACCGACGTGTTAAACTTCAAACTGGCGACAACGGAAAACGACGAGAAGCACATTTGCCCGCTACAGCTTGGGTTGATAGAGCGTGCCGTTGACCTTTGGACGCTTCCGGGCGACGTTGTATTTTCGCCTTTTGGTGGCGTCGGTAGCGAAGGTGTTGGGTCGCTTAGGTGCGGCCGAAAGTTTGTTGGCGTTGAGTTAAAAGAATCGTATTGGCAGCACGGGTGTAATTTTCTGCGATCGCAAGAGGAGAAGAAAAACGTCCCGATGCTGCCGTTCGATGATGTGGACGATACATCTTGGGAGCATGATAGCTTCCGCGAAGTAGAGTAATGTTTTTTAGTTGTCAACAGGTTGACAAATTGCTATAGTAGTACGAAATAGGCTTGACCGGCCTACAAACCAAGCCGCTGCCCGGATTCATTCGCGTTCTGCGATTGCCGGTCAAGCATCCGGGCAGCGGTGTTTTTTTGGTAAAGCAATGACCGATCCTCCTAAGATCGACTACCCAAAGCGAGATAAGTTTTTCGCCCACAAGGCCTTCCGCAAGATGCACAAATCAAGTGCGGCGGCGGACATGGGGCGGGATGCTTTTTGCTTGGTCGCCGTCGTGCTACACACCGAAGACGCGGCACGATACCGAGGGCCGGTTCGGTTCTTTAACTCGCAACTGATGGAGACGCTTGGCTTCGCCAAATGGGAGACGTTTGACAAAGCTAGGAAGCGAGCTATCGACTCTGGTTGGCTTCAGTATCGAGGATGCGGCAAGCGAACCGCTGGCCTCTACTGGGTCACGGTCCCTGCTGACCTAGACGACATGGACGACTTGCCGATTGAAGAATCGATCGACTTACTATCCCCTAAGGCTGGATATAAAGAGGGGTATAAAGTGGGATATAAAGAGGGGTACGATCGTGGGATAATCGAGGGGATAAATGGGGGTACGATCGGGGGACAATCGGGGGTACGATCGGGGGATAAACAGGGATACGATCAGGGGATAAATGGGGGTACGATCGGGGGACAAACAGGGGGAACCATCTACCCTAGTCCTGTTCCTGATCCTATCTCTAGCCCTAGCCCTAGCCCTGATCCTGATCCTAAAAATACATACGCGGCAGAGCCGCTAGTCCCTGTCTCTCAAAAGCGGACACGGCGTCCATCGGTAGCAATCGATCGGCCCGAAGACATCGCCGAACACCACTGGCGAGACTGGACGGCGTGCCGACGCAAGCCGGTTACGGAATCCGTCCTGGTGCGAATCCGACGCGAAGCGGCCAAGGCTGGCATGTCTGCCGACGAAGCCATCCGAACCGCGGCAGAACGGCAATGGGAGGGCTTTGAGGCGGATTGGTTGAACAACGACCGAACACCAGCGGCGGAGCGTAAACCGTCGCAACCAAAGACGTTTGCGCAGATCAGGGAGCAAAATACAAAAGATGTATTCAGACGATTTGAAGAATCAGGACAACTCAAAGCTATTTTCGACGCTGTTAATGGGGCTTCTACAGTCCCACCAAGTGGAGGCGAGCGAGGCGATGCTACAGGTTTACTCCCTGGCCCTGGCTGACCTAACTCCGGAACAAATGCAAACGGCAGTACTTCGGGCGATCCGCGAACTTCCGCGAATGCCGAAACCGGCAGAACTGCGGGAGCTTGCCGGCGTCAACGTTGCCGAAGATACGCGAGCCGTCGAGGCCTGGGGCGACGTACAGCGGGCGGTTCCTTCCGGGCCGTATAAGTGGATCGACTTCGGCGATCAACGCATCAACGCGACTATTCGCAGCATGGGCGGCTGGCCTAACTTTTTGGAGTCGTTTGGCGATGCCGAATCCGAAAAGTGGGCACGGCATAATTTTCTGAAAGCCTACTTAACCGTTGGCGACAGGCTATCGCCAGAGTCGTGCCGGCCGCTGATCGGGCTGGGCGAGAAAACTTGCGTGGGCGGCCGGATGGTCGACCCGGTTGTGCGGATCGAATGCGACAGCCCGGAGCGGCGGACCGCGATTGAGTGCAAGCAGCGGTTATCTATTGCTTGCCAAGCCGTAGACGAATCAATCGCGGCCCATCCAATTATGGGACCGGCGTGGCGTGAACGATATCCAGTAACTTTTCAAAAGGTGCCGACATGACCAACACAAAAGACGGATGGCTGGTCGTCGCCCTGAAGGCAGGCGAAGCGGTGCGGATCGGTCCCGACATTTCCGTCGCTGTTTGCCGATCAGGAAAAACACCACGGCTGGCAATCAAAGCACCGGAGGGCACTAGGATTTTACGGCAGGAACTAATCGACAGCGGGCGAGCGACTGAGCAAGATTTGACACAAGCAAGGCGAGAGGTGAAAGAATGAACCCGCGAACAAAAACAACATGGCAGCAGTGGATAGAAAAAGTCGAGGCCGCTTGGCCGGTGGCTGCGTCACAAATTGCGAGTATTTGCGACTGCGACGAACGCACGGCGGCACGCATTCGCGACTCGATCGCAGATCGTCGAGGCGAAGAGCCGCCTAAGCTCAAGAGCGGTGCCAAAAGGGTCGAGATAGACGAGCGAATTATCGAGCACATTGTAAAGAACTGGCCAATGTCAGCGGATGCGATCGCGAAGAGATTCGCACTAGGATCAACGCTATCGCGACGACACAGAGACGCGGCGATATCGCGTCACAATCTCGGAACCGACATTGGCCGCATCAAGGCGGCAAGGCATAACGAAATGCAGTTTGCCAAGTTGGACGCGATCAGAGCCGAAAGGGGCGACGACAATTTGCTTCGCGAAGATTTGCGTTATCTTTGCAACTGTAGCTGGGACACGATTACCAACTGGAAGCGAGCCCGCGGGCTACCGGTCAGAGTGCTCAAGCGCAAAGCACCGCCAAAGAAGGCGATGGCGAGCGTGTACGAGACGAGGAAAGCAAGAGAGCAAGCGGCCGAGCCGATCGTACAGCCTAAGCCGCAAGCCTACGCGCTAGGCCGCCGATTTCGAAACAAGCGAT